CTCTGCTGCCGGGTAAGCCCCTGCAGAATGAAAATCGCTCCCTCGTCGGCATCCGGGCCGTCGTCGTGTCCCGACATACCACGCTCACAGGAGAGCGTCTGGTCTATGCCTGTGCGCATATCGGGATCATTCTTCATGCGCACGTTATAATAGACGTGGCCGTGTTCCCACAGCGGGGAAATGGCCTCTATGCGTTGGAACTTGTCGGGCTTCTTGCGCGTGTCGCCGAAAATCGGGAGCTGATAGCCTCTTTCGTTGCCCTCGCGCACGAACTCGTCAAGGAGAATCTGCTGAAGGAAATTGGCCTCTATATAATAGGAGCATACGGCGTTGGCCTTTACAATCTTCTCGTGGAGGTCATAGAACCAACCCACCATCTCGGCCACGGAGCATTGGCGGACGAAAGCCGCGAGGCAATGGAGATCCGTGCCTGTCTTGCCCCACAGTTTAATGGCCTTGTAGTCGTTGCGGGTGGTGGACTTGAACGAGGGGTCGCAGTAGCACACGAGATAATCGTACTTGGCGAGAGGCAGCGGGCGACACCAACGTATCCAATCGTTGCGGAAGATGCTGCCCTCGGTAATGGGGTTGTTCATCTTCTCGCGTTGGAACGATATATAACCCATGAACCGCTCCTCGGCACGTATCTCCTCGATAGACCACTTAGCAGCCCACGCGGGTTTGCCGTTTTTGTCAATGGCATTCACCTTAGAGACCACGACACCGTCGGAGGCCATGAAATTGGCGAGGACAGAGTTTTTGCCTATAAGGTTGCCGACCATACAGAAACGGCCACGGCCACCGTCGAGCGTGCCGAACAGGGCTTCTTTTACCCACTTTGTGAGCCGCGCCACGCGGTCGGGGTTGTTTACAAGTTCGTCGTCGTCGAGGTCATCTATCACGATATAGTCCGGGCGGTACTTCTTGTAACGGAGACCACGCGGCGACTGGCCGCGACCGCGAGCGAAGAAAGCGCGACCGTCGGCGGTTACGAACTTTCCTGTCTCCCACGACCCTGTAACTTTCTGCACCCCGAAGTCGGATATATAGCGTTGGTTGAACTCGAACTCCGCCTGTATGTCGCCGAGGAGCGTCTCGGCATTGTCCTTGCTCTTGCCGACAAGCACCATGAGGTGCAGTTTTTTGAGGGCTTTGAGATACATGGGAATGCCGACATCGAAATGGACGGACTTCGCGTGGCCTCGCGCCCACTGCGCGGCATATTGGATTGTAGGATGGTCGCGGAGCGTGTGCGCCGCCTTTATCTGAAACGGTGCGCAGTCGGTATGCTTCCCTGTCTCCTCGTCGTCGCAGTAGTGCGCGAGATAGTAAGAAAAGAAGCGGCCATAGTCGGCGAGGAGATACGCGATGCGTTTCTCCTTTTGCGCCGGGGTCTCGCGGACAGACACGACAGAGCGCGTCTGCACGGTCTCGCACCATTGCTTCCACTGCTCGATCGCCTCCTTGCGGTTCTGTGCGGTGTTCCTTGCCATACGCTACAATTTGCTGCCGAGCATTTCAAGTATATACTTGTTCTGATACTTGTTGACAAGTTTACGGAACTCCGGCGTAATCTCCAGGTCTGTCTCCGCCTGGTATTCGAGCCAACGGCCAAAAGCCATGAAGCACTCGATGAAATCGACAGCGGAAGCCTCCTTGTCGAGACGCTCGATAGTGGCCGAGAGTTTCACGAGCTGATCGACGACCGTCGCGGACTTGGAGATGTCGAGGTCTCGCAGTTCCTCTATCTTGTCCTTTATGGCCGAGAGCAGTTCATTCTGCAGACTTTTGCGGGTAATAGACATCGCAGCGCGTTTCTCACCCCAGCAGCCGTCCTTTACCCACTTGCCTACGGTATTGGCCGACACGCCGACTTTCTCGGCGATAGAGTTTTGCGGCATACCCTGCATGAAAAGAGCCTCGGCGAACTCCTTTTTATCTGTTGAAACCTTGTTTGCCATTCATAATAAATGATGTTTTCGGGTTGTATCAATGTTGATTTTACGGTGCAAAATTGCGACAAACGGACGGCGCGAGAAAATAGAGTGTAAAGTTTTTACACTCTGTTTTGCAGGGCAGTAAACCCTCCCCAACTTTGCACCGTAAAACGACATCGCGGAGTAGAGCAGCCGGGTAGCTCGCAAGGTTCATTCCCTTGAGGTCGCGGGTTCAAGTCCCGCCTCCGCCACAACCCCCTTTTGCGATCCGTCGGCGCGGCGGCACAGGGTTTTCACACAGTGAAGTGCCACACAAGCCGCGCCGACATTTTTTCATCATTATCACGCCAATGCCGAAAGAAGCAATCATATCGACCCCGCGCCTCAACAGTTACGGCGCAAGGGTACTGACCGAGGGCATAGACCTCACGCAATACCAAAAGAACCCGGTACTCCTGTATATGCACCGACGCGGGCGCAAGGAGGATATGCCGATAGGGATCATGGAGAATGTGCGCGTGGAGGGGGATACGCTCTACGGCACGCCTAAATTCGACGACGACACCGAGGACGAGCGCAACATCTCGAAGAAATGGGAGCGCGGCACGCTGCGTATGCTCTCCGCCGGGCTTGACATCATGGAATGGAGCGAAGACCCCACGCTTCTTGTGGCCGGACAGACGCGCCCGACCGTAACCAAAAGCAAACTCATAGAGGTGTCGGTGGTGGATATAGGCGCGAATGACGATGCGCTGCAGGTCGGCCTATATCACGAGGGGAAACTGCTCACCCTCGCCGCCGGGGAGGAAAGCGACCACCTGCCGCTTCTGAACCTCACCGTACACGAAGAAAAGACAGAACAACCCCCAAATAACAACATCAAAAAGAACATGGAAAAGATCCTTTTGAAACTCGGCCTCGCGCCCAACGCCACCGAGGACGAAGCAGTGGCCGCAATCACAAAATTACAGGAAGACAAGGCCGCTATGACCCTCGCCCGCATCACCGACGCGGTAGACACGGCAATCAAGGAAAAACGCCTCACCCCTGACAAGAAAGAGAAATACATCGTGCTGGGCAAAAACGTCGGCCTTGACACCCTCAACACGCTCCTTGACGACATGCAGCCCGCACAGAAGCCCCTCGACCTCGTGCGTCCCGCCGGAGGCGGCACAGCCCCCACCGCGACCCTTACATGGGACAAGGCAACCCCCGAACAGCTTGCCGACCTGCGCGACAATAACCGCGAGGAGTATGCCCGGCTCTACAAGGAGTATTTCGGTTTCGCACCCAAATTCAACTGACATCAACTCAACAAACATTTTCAATCAACAAAAGACGAATGAAAAGATTTCTTCTCGCCCTTATGGGCATGATTATCGGAGTTGCGCTGACCTCCGCAATGGGCGCGACCCTCGGTGTGGCCGTGGGTGTCTCGCCGCTCGCCGGAGCATTGACGCTCAACGGCGTTGCGGTAGGCACGTCGCTCATAGGCGGTCTCGCACCCGCCAACGCGCTCCGCGCCGGGCTTTATCCCGAAGCGTGGACAGGCGAGCTTGTAAAGGCATTCCGCACCGCAGCCGCCGCAATCGGGTGGTATAACAAGATCCGCAGCTACGACCAATATGTGGAAAAGGACGTTATCCACATGGTGGATGTGGGAGTAGATCCCGAAGTGCTTGTGAACAACACCTCCTATCCGCTGGAGGTCGAGACGCTCGAAGACGGCGACATCGCCGTGCGCCTCGACAAATACCAGAGCAAGCCCACCCGCATCACCGACGACGAGCTTCACGCGCTCGGCCATGACAAGATGGCCTCAGTGATAGAACGCCACAAAGAGGCATTCGACGAGGTGCGTTTCAGCCGCGCAATCCACTCTCTCGCACCCGCCGAGAACACGGCCAAGACCCCGGTGCTGCTCACCACAGGCGAGGTTGACGGCGACCGCAAGCGACTGACGCGCCGCGACATCATCGCGCTCAAAAAGGCTTTCGACAAGGCCAGGATACCCGCCGAGGGGCGCATCCTCGTGCTGTGCGCCGACCATGTGGTCGACCTGCTGGAGCAGGATCAGAAATTCGCCTCGCAGTATTACAACTACGACAGCGGCGCGATAAACCGCATGTACGGCTTCGAGGTGTACGAGTATGACGCATGTCCCCACTACAACACCTCCACGAAGAAGAAACTGGCCTACGGCGCAGTCCCGGCAGCCACAGACCGCCAATGCTCCGTCGCATTCTCGCTCAAACGCGCCATGAAAGCCAACGGCTCGACGAAGACCTATCTGCAGGAGGCCGCAGCCAACCCCACTACACAGGAAAACCTTTTCTCCATGCGCACCTACACAATCTGTCTGCCGACAAAGGCCGAGGGTCTCGGCGCGATAGTGAGCGCACCGAAAGCATAACCAGGTATGAAACAAACGCTGAAATATCTCGTTCTGCACTGCACCGCCACCCCGGAGGGACGCGACGTGACAGCCGCCGACATACGACGGATGCACACCTCTCCCAAATCGGCGGGCGGTCGCGGGTGGAGCAAACCCGGCTATACCGATATAATCCGGCTCGACGGCACGGTGGAGCGTATAGTCGACAACAACGAGGACAACTTCGTTGATCCGTGGGAAATCACCAACGGCGCGAAAGGCTACAATGCAGTGAGCCGCCACGTAGTCTATGCCGGAGGCTGCGACAAAAACATGAACCCCAAAGACTCCCGCACGGCGGCGCAGAAAAGCGCAATGGCAAAATACGTGCGCGACTTCCACGCCAAGCACCCTAATGTAAAAATCATCGGTCACCGCGACCTGTCACCCGACCTCAACGGCAACGGCGTGATAGAGCCTTACGAGTGGATGAAAGCCTGTCCGAGTTTCGACGTTGCCGCATGGCTCAAAGAAATCGGCATAACACAATAACGCTGAATGACTGAAACGATCCTTGCCGCAGCGGTGGCGATCATCACCGCGCCGCTCTCGGCATTACTCACGGCCATATTCCTGCGCTCCAAGCACAAGGCAGAAGTGGAGCAGCTCCGCGCCGAGGTGAAAAAGACGCTCGCCGACGTGCGCGGGCGTGAACTCGACAACGACAAAAAGGCCATAGAGATGATTATGGAACTTGTGGTCGAGCCGCTGCGCAAGGATATGATTCAGTTACAGGAAAAAGTAGACACCCTCACCAATGCGATTGAAAAAATCAATTCATGTCCTCACGCTGACGATTGTCCTGTCAGCCATGAGCTGCGCCGCGCCAAGAAAAGCGATGTCGGAGCAGCGGTCACAAACGCACTCGTCGCAGTCAGAAACGACATCGGGCGAGACCCACCTGCAGGACAGCGCGGCGATGCGCACGGAGCGGCTTCTGAATGAATGGCTCGCGGCATGGCTTCAACGCGAGGAGACAAGGGACGAGGCCACCGAGCGCGTGACCGAGATATTCGACACGACGCAGCCGCCGGACAGCGTCACAGGCACCCCGCCGCTGTCAGCCCGCATCCGGGAGCGTCACGAGACCAGGAGCCAGAGCGACAGCCGGGCAAAGGTGGAGACCGCCAAGAGCGACAGCACCGCCACCGAATGCGAGGCTCACTCACGGACGGACGAGGCCACGCAGACCGACATCGAGGCCGAAACGTCCGGGGAGAGCGAGGCCGAAAGCCGGGAGGAGAAAGGCGCGGACAAAACCCTCGTTTGGGTGTCGATAGCCCTGTCCCTCGTATCGCTCGCTGTCATCGCCATAATTATCAAACACCGTTCAAACAGACATTAAACACCATACGACAATGGCAAAAAAGACAAAAGAAACAGAAAAATCCAC